CTTGGGCTAAGATTGTCACCAACGAATTCAAAGCCAAGCATCACATTGCAATGGGTGCGCCTGTTGTTGGTGGTGAAATCGTTGAAGAGAAGATTGCTGCTAAGTATGTGACGCAAGCTTTGGTTGACAAGGTGGAAGCAAAGATTGTCAACGAGATGGGTGGATGGTCATCGAAATATATCCCTCGACTGATCAACACTGTCTGGTATGATGTCGTCACTGAAGAGACTTGGAACTTTGTCAAAGAGTTTAAGAATCCGAAGGTGGACTTCAAGGTGTTGTCGCATTACGTGACAGCGAAGATTAAAGAACTGAAAAAGGAATTGTTCTGATGAAAATCGAACTTGAAAACTACAGAGAAAACGAAGACGGCTCTGCCGACTTCAATGTCTATATGGACGAAGCAGCTAAAGAGTTTCTGCTACGCTATGCTCTTATCGCTTGCATCACCGATGCTATCGAAGCTGGTAAAGCAGCTACACCAACAACAGAGGAAACAGAATGTACGTAATAGATGTAGATACCTATCAAGAATTGGCAATGGAGTTTCGACTGCCTACAGCAGATCGTGAATATGCACTACTCAACCTAGCTGCTGAAGCTGGTGAAGTGGTGGGTAAGGCTGCAAAGCACCGCCGAGATGGGGGCGATGTTGAAGAATACAAGAGCGCCATCAAGAAAGAACTTGGTGATGTGATGTGGCAGGTTGCTGCTGTTGCCAAAGATCACGGTTTGACATTGTCCGAAGTTTGTCAACACAATCTGGAGAAGCTGTCATCTCGTCGAAGCCGTGATGCTATTCAAGGCAGCGGCGATCTTCGCTGAGTGATATAACTCCACCCCCACCCACACCCAAGGAGCTTCGGCTCCTTTCTTTTCCACTAAACCAAGGCAGTATAATGAAATATAAAGTTGACATCGACCTATCACGAGACAATCTTTTCGATGAACTAGGTAAGCAACGACTCAAAGAAAGCTACATGAAAGATGACGAAGTATCTCCGCAAGAAAGATTCGCATTCGTATCAGCATCGTTTGCAAGCAACCAAGAACATGCTCAGCGACTGTATGAATACTCTAGTAAACACTGGCTCAGCTATTCTACTCCTGTCCTATCTTTTGGTCGTTCTAAGCGCGGGTTGCCTATTAGCTGTTTTCTTAATTATATGGATGATAGTGCAGAAGGTTTGGTCGATAATCTTTCAGAGACTAACTGGCTCTCGATGATGGGCGGTGGTGTCGGTGTTCACGTTGGTATTCGTAACAGCGATGACAAGTCCACTGGTGTTATGCCTCACTTGAAAATCTATGACGCTAGTTCATTGGCCTACCGTCAGGGACGTACACGCCGTGGTAGCTATGCTGCCTATCTCGACATTCACCATCCCGACATCATCCAGTTCTTGGAGATGCGTAAGCCCACTGGTGATCAGAACGTGCGTACACTGAACCTGCACCACGGCATCAACATCACTGACGAGTTCATGGACATCATTGAACGATGCATGAAGGATGACAACGCAGACGACAGCTTCAACTTGATCAACCCCTCCAATGGTGAAGTTGTTGAAACAATATCTGCTAAGTATTTGTGGCAGAAGATTCTTGAGTTGCGTATGCAGACTGGTGAACCCTACCTCATCTACATCAACACAGCTAACAGAGCTTTGCCGTCTTGGTTGAAGGACAAAGGTTTGAAGATCAACGGTAGCAATCTCTGCACTGAAATCTTCTTGCCAACAAACGAGAACCGTACAGCAGTGTGCTGCTTGTCTTCATTGAACTTGGAATACTATGACGAATGGAAAAGCAACAAGCAGTTTATCCTTGATGTTATGGAGATGCTGGATAACGTGTTGCAATACTTTATCGACAATGCTCCAGACTCTATTGCCCGTGCTCGTGCTAGTGCCATGATGGAAAGAAGCATTGGTATTGGTACGTTAGGCTTCCATGCTTTCCTGCAAAAGAAAGGTGTTGCCATTGATGGTGTGATGGCTAAGAGTTACAACAATGAAATCTTCAAACACATTTATAACCAGTGCGTTATTGGCGATGCAATCTTGGTTACGTCACGAGGTGAATGCCCTGACGCGCATCTCAGTGGTGTTCGTCGTCGCTTCAGCCATTGGACTGCTATTGCACCTAACGCCAGCAGCAGCCTGATTATGGGCAATACGTCCCCATCAATCGAGCCTTATCGCGCTAATGTATTCCGTCAGGATACATTATCTGGTGCGTTCGTGTACAAGAATCGTTTCCTCAAAGCTGAACTTGACAAGCTTGGTATGGACGATGACGACACATGGGCGTCCATCATTGCCAACGATGGGTCGGTGCAGCACTTGGACATTCCTGAACAACTCAAGGAAGTGTACAAGACAGCGATGGAGATTGATCAGCGGTGGTTGATTGAGCTTGCAGCAGATCGTCAGAAGTACATCGATCAGGGACAGTCGGTGAACCTGTTCTTCCCTGCTAACGTGTCTGTGAAGTATCTGCACAGCATTCACTTCCTTGCTTGGAAGAGTGGACTCAAGAGTCTGTACTATCTGCGTAGTGAGAAGGTGCGTAAGGCTGACAAGGTTGGTGCTCAGATTAAGCGTCAACGCATTGAAGATGAAATTGATTTGAAACAAATTGCAGATGGTGACACCTGCTTAGCTTGCGAAGGATGAATATGACACGACAATACAAAATGAATACGGAAACTACAGCGTTCCGTCCCTTTACCTACTCTTGGGCTTATGACGCTTGGTTGCAGCATGAGCAGAGTCATTGGTTGCACAGTGAAGTGCCAATGTCTGAGGACGTTAAAGACTACAAGAAACTGAACAAAGATGAGCAGGAGTTTCTGACAAAGATTCTTCGCTTCTTTGTACAAGGTGACTTAGACATTGGTGGTGGCTACCATGACCACTACATCCCTGCGTTTCGCAACCATGAAATCAGGATGATGTTGAGTGGCTTTGCTGCCCGTGAAGCGTTGCACGTTGCAGCCTATGCTCATTTGATTGAGACACTTGGTCTGCCTGAGTCAACCTACAACGAGTTCTTGCAGTACAAAGAGATGCTGGACAAGCACGAGTATGTCCAGCGTATTGAAGGTGCTCCAATGGCTGAGAAGATTGCTACCATCTCTGCGTTCGGTGAAGGTATGCAACTGTTCTCTAGCTTTGTTATGTTGCTCAACTTCGCACGTAACGGCAAGCTGAAGGGATTGGGTCAGATCATTAGCTGGTCCATCACCGATGAAACTATGCATGCAGAAGGAATGATTAAGGTATACAGAGAGTATGTTAAACATCACCAAGACGAAACAACACCTGAACAGATTAAGAAGATTGCTCAAGAGATGGTGGATATTGAAGACAAGTTCATTGATCTTGCTTTCGGTATGCTGGAAGTTGAGAAGCTCACGAAAGAAGAAGTGAAGCAATACATTCGCTACATTGCTGATCGTCGCCTCATCTCTATGGGCATGAAAGGAATCTACAAGATTAAGAAGAATCCTTTACCTTGGGTTGATGGCATGCTCGGTACATCACATACCAACTTCTTTGAACAGAAGGTCACAGACTACAGCAAGGGTGCTCAGACTGGTACATGGGATGACGTGTGGGGTAAGGCAGCATGAGAAACTTCACCGTCAGCTTCAACAGCCAATGCAACGTCTTCAAAGGTGTGTTGCACGTCAAAGCAAACACAATCTCTGAAGCACAGGACAAGTTCTTTGAGTGGCTGCGAGAACAATCTACATATCCACATCTTTGGCAACTCACTTTCGAGTTCACAGAGATTGGAACTAGCCTATAATGTCCCCTAAGAAGCCCCATGTCGGGGCTTCTTCACAACCAAAGGAAGTATTGATGGTTACGAAGAAACGAGTAGCGCCTCACGTCATCCCTGACGCACCAGCACCAGCTACAAAGAACAATAGCTTGCGTGTTCGTCTTGACGACATGGCAACTATCCAGCCTAAGACAGCAAAGCAGAAGGAATTCTTCGATGCCTATAACGCTGGTGACTATTTCATGTGTCTGCATGGTGTTGCTGGTACAGGTAAGACTTACATTGCCCTGTACAAAGCGCTTGAAGAAGTGATGGACAAGACTAGCCCTTACAAGAAGGTTGTCATTGTTCGTAGCTCTGTGCAGAGTCGTGACATGGGTTTCTTACCCGGTGACGCTAACGAGAAGATGGAGACGTTCATCCAGCCCTATCGTCAAATCTGTGCCGACCTGTTCAATCGCAAGGATGCATGGGACCGTTTGGCTGAGCAAGGCTACATCGAATTCATTTCGACCAGCTTCATTCGCGGCACCACCTTCACCAACTCCATCTTGTTGGCTGATGAAATTCAGAACATGACCTTTGAAGAACTTGACACCATCGTCACCCGTGTCGGTCACACATCGAAGATCATCTACTGCGGTGACATCCGACAGACTGACTTGAAGAAGAAGGATGACAAGACAGGCTTGCCAAAGTTCTTGGACAATGTGCAGGACATGCGAGAGTTCAGTAGGTTTGAGTTTGGTATGGACGACATTGTCCGAAGCAGCTTGGTGAAGAACTACATCATTGCTAAAACACTTTATGAGGATCGTCAATAATGTTAGTCATCAACTTCCGACAAGGCATCGGCTTCGACATCGAGTACAACGAAGACATCTGTCACATCGTTGACACTGGTGAAAGACACGACACGTTGCATGCTTACAGCGGCATCATCATCTTGTTACCCTTCATCAAAATCTACTTCGGTCAGTTCGATCAAATCGGTGAACTTATTCCGAGCAAGAAAGATGATTGAGGTTGTCATCACAGGCGACATGCTCGTCACTGCCCGAGACAAGGCGGCAGAGATGGGCAAGCTACGCAATAGCATCATCAGTGGGGCTGGCAACTTAGCTGGCTTCTTAGGTGAAGCTATTGCTCAGCAGGTCATGGGAGGTGTACTCGCTAACACCTACGAATATGACCTCATCCTGTGCAATGGTAAGACAGTGGATGTGAAGACTAAGCAGACCTCTGTCAAGCCGTTAGAAACCTATGAGTGTTCTATTGCTGCTTTGAATACTAAGCAGGAATGTGACTACTATGCATTCGTTCGCGTGAAGAACGACTTCAGTGTTGGTTGGTTCTTGGGTGTGTACGAAAAACAACAGTACATGCTTGACGCAAAGTATCTGACAAAGGGTACAATTGATCCCGACAATGGCTATGTAGTTAAGAGCGATTGTTACAACCTTCCTATCCACCAACTAAAGGAGCATACCTATGCAACTTAATGAAGCACAAACGATCTACGCATTGTTAGGTGTCCACCATCTTAAGCTGTTCATGCACAGCAAAGGTAAACAACCTAGCCATCGCAAGACCGGACCGGGTCGTAAACATCAACAAGGAAAACCAAATGAATAAAGCCACCATCATCTTCACCGACAACAATGACGGTGGTTTGGAAATGCAAATCTTGTTTGACCCTGAACCAGTCAACAAAGAAAGCAACGCACACATCGCTGCTGTGTTGGCCTACCAATACATCACACAGAAAGTTGACGAAGATGAATCAGCCTAATCAACCTATCAAGCGCACCTCTGTCACCACGACAGACATGCAGCAGAAAACTAAGAAGGTGGAGTACTTTGTTGTGCCTGACACGACAACAACGCTTTGCTTCATGCATCTGCACTGTGGCTTTCTCATCATGGGTAAGAGCGCCTGTGTAGACCCTGATAAATTCAACTACGCTCTTGGTGAGAAGTATGCCTACGAGGATGCTATCAACAAGATGTGGGAGTTAGAGGGTTATCTTTTGTCCAACGAAATCTATGGAGACAATCATGCAGTTTAAACGTCCTCAACATTTGTTGCGTATTCAATTCGAGAAAGGCTACTATGCCTTCAGTCGTGGTTGGCTCACCAACAGCTATGACCCATCTAGCTTGGCTGGTATGGAATGGGAACGTGGCTTCAATGCTGCCTACTTCGACAACCTTGCAAGGCTCACCAAATGACATCATTCAATCGACTTCATAACATGAAAAATCCCAATCAAGGGACAGCAAAGAAAGTGTTGTGCGTATGCTCAGCAGGTTTGTTGCGTAGTCCTACATTGGCTTGGATTCTTTCTAACGATCCCTTCAACTACAATACCAGAGCAGTTGGTACATCCAGCCAGTATGCATTGATTGCACTTGACGAGGTTCAACTTCAGTGGGCCGATGCTGTTGTATTTGTTGACGATGGCAACTACATTACAGCTTGTTATGAGCACAAAGAACTGATCGACAATATGGAACACTATGTGTTGGAGATTCCTGACATCTATCAGTTCCGTCACCCTAAGCTTGTAGAGGCTGCAACAAAGCAGTTGAAGGAAGCGTTCAAGGTGTGATATAACATTTCCACGTTCCGATAGCTCAACTGGCAGAGCAACGGATTCCAAATCCGTAGGTTGTGGGTTCGACTCCTACTCGGTTCGCCAA